ACATCGAGCAGGGCATCAAAGCCGGCGATGAGCCGGATCTGCTGCTGACATGGGAAGCCATCCGCCAGCCTGCCGACCAGTGGGGCTTTATTGGGGAGTTGCCCGAATTCAAAACCGAGGAGGTGCGTGATAACTGGATCTTGAGCGTGATGGTGCGCCTGCTCTCTGCCAAGTGGTGGGAAAAGCGGATCAACCGCACCTGGGATCGCCTGCAGGAGCACATCAACATCGTGCTCGGCAAGGTGCGCAAGGGTGTGTCGGCGTATGTGTCGAACGCCACCATGAAGGTGGTGCGCGAGCGCAAGCGGGCCATGATGCGCTGGTTGGCCGAGTCGGAGGTGATGAATACCCAGCATGACCTGGTGATCTCGATGAAGGATTGCTGGGAGGCCAGCAATGCCAACCCAGTCAACCGCCGCAACGAGATGATGGTGCGGATGCGCGGCTTTGAGGATTACGCCGAAGAACAAGGGCATGTGGGGGTCTTCTTTACCTGGACGGCACCTTCCCGCTTTCATGCCTGGACACAGAAACACGACGGCAAGACCGTAGAAAACAAACGCTATGAAGGGGCAACGCCGCGGGAAACCTGCGCATATCTGGCCAAGCTATGGAGCCTGACTCGGGCCGCTCTCAAGCGGGCAGATACCCCCGTCTACGGCTTTCGGGTGTGCGAGCCACATCACGATGGCACCCCGCACTGGCACATGCTGCTCTTTATGCGTCCTGCCAACAAATGGCGGGTGATCAGCACCCTGCAACGCTATGCCCTCACCGATGATCATCAGGAGTTGGTGCGCGATATCCTGGGGCACCCACCCTTTACTGACATCACTCCCCGCTTTGACTGGAAAGAGATAGACCCGGCCAAGGGCGACGCCACAGGCTACATCGCCGCCTATATCGCCAAGAACATCGACGGTGAGCATGTGGATGGTGATCAGGAGGCTGACACCCCGGCTGATCAAGGGGCCAAACATGCATGCGCCTGGGCCAGTTGGTGGGGAATCCGCACCTTTCAGCAGATCGGCGGCGCCCCTGTTGGGGTGTGGCGCGAGCTGCGCCGCATCAGCAACGCCAAGAAGCATGGCGATCTGGTGGGCCCACCTAAACCGGTGTTGCAAGACCCACGCTTTGAGGCCGCCCGCTTTGCCGCGGATAACGGCATATTCCGCTGCTATCTGCAGGCTATGGGCGGCGCCCTGGCAACCCGGGCAGAACATCCCATCAAGTTGGCCCACCTCATCGAGGAGCAGGCCAACGCTTACGGCGAAGACATCAAGCGCCTGATGGGCCTACACACTGCCCGCCTAGGTGTACGCACCCGTTTGACCGGGTGGGAAGTAGTGCCTGCCGGTACCTTCGAGGCCACCAAGGCTGCCGAGGGTTCGGCTTGGGGTATTGGGGTTAAGTCGGGCGACAGCCCGGCTCCTTGGAGCTCTGACAATAACTGTACGCGGCCGGATCCAGAGGCTTTCTCGGATCAGATAATGGCAGAGCAATGGGGTTTATCTCCCTTCTCTATCGGGCGTTTGCGCTCAGGCGCCAGCGTCAGCGCGGACGGTTATACCCATTGGCTTGAAAACGGGCAGTTGCAGTCAAGCCGCTTGACCCCATCGGGCGATGACAACCCCCTTATCGAGCTGGAGTGGCTGCGTGCCATGGTCGGTGTACCAGAGCCAGGCGAACAGCTTGACACCATTCCCCCCGATGATGAGCATTGGCCGACGCTGGTGATGGATTGCTACGAGCTCTTTAACGCCTGCGGGTTCATGGCATGCCAGAAGTGGATCACAGAGCTACCCAATCCATATCGGTGTGAGCTATGGCTGTAGCCGCGCGGGTGAATTGATCAATGATTGCTAGTGAATTGATCAATGAAAATAGTGATCAATTCACTAGCGCTATTTGCAATTAGAGATAACGAAGAGGCTAATAGGCCCCTTGTGTATTGTTAGATTGAATTGCAATTAAAGAGGCTTTGCAGGCCATTGAACGGGGTGATGTGTGCAGTCAATGACAGCCAGCTCAGCTCGATATTTCTTCCATTCAAGCAGCTTGGATTGCACGGCATCGCTGGGGGCAGATATGACTTCAGGGTCGAGAGCGTCAAGTAAAGCGGCAATCTCGTTACTGGCTTCACCAAGTAATGCGCTGCGCATGTAAGTAGCTTGCTGCGTCAGCCAGTCAAGTTCTGCCTGTTCATCTTTAACCCAAGCTTCATTCCACACATCAAATCGAGAGGATGGTGGGAGCAGGGTAAGTTGATTTGGCAAAGGACCAAGCGAACCAATGACTTCAGACTGCTTGGTTTGCTTGTTGTATGCAGTAGTGCCACGCAAGTCATCAATCAATGCCCATGCGCCATTCTGGCGGACAATTGCCTTGCCATCCTCAGCTTGAGGGGGAGTGTCTAAAAAAGCTCCGGCAGGTAGTGATGTCCCTAGGGTAACCCACACATCCTGAGAATAAAGAAGCTCTCCAGTGATCTGATTAATGCAATGAGCAAAAGCCCAACCACTTTGAGAAGCAAAGCCATCTTCTCCCCAAACCACACGTTGTTCGTTCATTATGCAGCCCTCACTATAAAGTTAAATGGAATATTTCTTGGCCTGTTTTCTGATGCTACAGGGACAACAGAAGCTGCACTGAATGTTACCCTCCCATTATTTTTTGGGGTGCCGGTTAAAACTGAAAATGTAGGACTTGAGCCGCCAGTCCCCGCCTCATAAGAAAAGGCGCCTATAGCGCTTCCTACTGGGTCTCCATTGGAGTTTTCACCGTGAATATCAAAGGATGCAGGTATATTACGGATGGCATCGCCTTGAGAAGAAAGAAGCACCCTGGAAGGGTCAACGCCACGCCCTCCATCCCAACCACGAATAAACTCAGCTCGCATATCCGGAAGCACTAATGTTGGATAAGCCAGCGCGAGCCTTGGATAGGTAGTAGAGCTGAATGATTGACCAGTCATTGCCAGGAAACCTGTAGGTGGAACAGCGGTAGGCCACGGAATTGGGGAACCTACTGGGTAAGCGCTGAACGCAATGGACTGGATCGCTTTAGCAACCTGATTTAGGTCACCCTTGACTGGCGCAATGCCTGCCATGGTGAGCACGCCAAGCAGCTCTTCCTGAATCATGTTGAACCAGAAATCTTCCGGTATGCTGGGCTGCTCACCAGCCCCTCCATTGGTGAAATATTTCTTGATTAACGAGATAACCGCCGGGGGAGTAGGAGCGGTCGAGATACCGGTATTGTTATCAATCCAGTACATAGTCAGACCTCATAGACATATTCGTAAGTAAACCCGCCCAGCTTGTAGCGGGACAGCGTGCATTCCAGAAGCAAAGCTGTCTGGGTTTTCAGGGGTGTCATCACGTTATCAGTGACGCGGAACCGGCCATCAGGTAAGCCGAACACCACCACTTCAAGGGTGTAACGCCAGCGGTTTGGCCAGATGGGATACGTCACCGGGCGAAGAACGTGGTGCGGGAAGTGCTCGCGCACTTCGACGGTAAAGCCAAGAGCCAGCGCAAGTGCCTCGATCTGCCATGTTTGCAAGCCGCCCTTGCGGTGGTACTTCTCGATTACTGCATTGCGGCGGCTTTCAAAGGTCTGATTCGGTACTGCGCACTCTGGCAGGCCAAGATACTCCTCCCAATCTGGCAAGAGCTGCACGGTAGTTTCTGGCCGCATCTCAAGATAAAGCTGGTCTGCGCTTACCTCGCAATCGACCAGCCGCTTGGCAAAGCCAAGCACGTACTTTGACGTGTTCGACTCAGGATCGCGCGGCCAGGCACGACCACGGGGCATCTGTTGCAGCAATACCTCATGCCATTGCTCTAGAGCGTGGGCCATGTGATATCCCCGATTACGTTCAGCTCGTTGCTGGCTGCTGGCACATCAGCCAATAGATCCAGCGTGTAGTTGCCAACACCAGCAGCCGAACCAATAGCGGTGCGAATGCGCGATAGCAGCATGGTTTCATCAGGAGCAAGCGTACCTTGATAGCCATTCAAGTTAGCGACAATGGCAGCGCGAATATCGGCGCTGTCAGGTGTTGGGGTGATGATGAGCGGCGTGGTTTTCAACGCCAGGCCGATATCAACCGGCTCGATGCCACCTGTACGACCAACCAGCACACCAGTCGCTGGGTCAGGATGGCGGAACAGCCATTGCTGCATGTTCTCTTTGTCGGTCACGGTGGGCAGGATATCGATCCGGTCATCATAAACCCATGCAATACCGACCGTGCTGCCGCCCTGCCATGCATCAAAACACCATGCCCTGGTCACGCCTGCCACTTCCCGCATCCATGCCACGTAATCATGCACAGCGCCACCCAACGGCGGATTGCGTTTGCGAAACAGCAGACGTTCGAGCAACTGGTTGATGGGTTCGATATCAGCACCGCCGCTGATGTCGTCGCTAGCGCCGTTGGATTGCAATCCGGGGACTGGGGTCACCAACGCCAGCGGTTGCCCTGCGACAAGGTTGCCTGCTGCGCCTGCCTCTGCTGCCTGCACCTGGACCGAGACGGTGCCACCGCTTGGGCTAGCGCTGCTGGTGACAGTGTATTGACGACCGTCACTGTGCTGCAGCACGGTACCTGCCGGTGCCGGCACGGTGCCGTTTAGCGTGGCAGGCCCTGCTGCATAAGTGGCCTGCTTGCGGATCACCCCTTCAAACTGGGCGGTTTCGATGATGGTCTGATCGTCCGACTCACTGGTCGGTATGATCTGGCGCACGATCCACATCTGGTGGTCATAGAGGTCGCGAATGCCAGCAGAGACGGCGCCATTGAGCGCCTGCTCGATGCCGAACTTGGGTAGCACAGTGCCTAGGCTTGACTCTATATCCAGCAGGCCGCTGGCGGTGAGCTGGCGCAGGGTGGGGACGTTATATGGCATTGGCTTGTACCTCCCACCGCTTGTTGATGGTCATGGTAGTGTTGGTTCCGTCAGGGCGGGTAATGGCGATAGTGAGCTGCAGCAGTTGAAACTGGGGAATGGCGCCGGTCACCACAATATTGCGGGCGTAATCAGGCTTTAAATGGGCATCAAGGGCGGTTTGCGCGTAGGTCACCGCCTTGTTGCGCACATCCGTGGTGAGCTTGGAGCGGTCGAGCAGCCAGAGCTTGCTGCCCCATGGCTCATCAGCGAAGGTATCGCCAATCCAGCCGCGCTTGTCACCGGTACCGTCTGGCAGCACATCGGAGTCATTGGCGCGAGCATCGGTGAACAGCACCTGCAGCACCAGGGTGGAGAGACCATCATCCTGACGCAAACCGGCCGAGGTGATTTCGATATCGCCCCGGCCGGTCTTGTTGTTCCAAATGATGGCTGTCGTCATCGCCCCTCACACGGGGGCGGATGTCTGCCCCCCACCTGATTGATTGTGTTTATGGCCCTTGAGCGATGTGGATCCGGTCATCACATCCGTATCGGAGGTGATTTTACCGGTGACATGTAGCGGGCCCTGAATCTCGGTATCAGGGGATATGATGGTCAGTTTTTCGGTGGCGTTGATAATGACGGTTTTCGCTGTCAATTCGATAACACCATCATTGCGCAAAATGATGGTGTGTCCCTCCAGATGGTATAGGCAACTATCCCCCTCCTCCAAGCCTTTCGGGCGAGATCCTTTATGCTCGACGGCAATGGCAACTAAACCGGCACGGGCGCCACCAATACCTAAAACGATATTCTCAGATCCATCAGGCGGAACGCTGGTGTGACCATAGTTCTGGAATCGCTCGACATCATCAGCCACTTCATCTGCCAATATTTTTATCTGCAGATTCTGCCGATTTCTTGAATCATCTACCCGCGTAACTATTCCTCGATCGGCAATCAGGCGCAGGCGGCGCTGCAGCGGGGCAAGTAGCTTCTGCACATCGCGAATACTTACCATGTGGTAACCTCTTTGGTCTGTTTCTTGACTACTTCGGCGGGGATCAGCATCGCCTCGCGTGGGGTCAGGTTGATGATGGCCTCGCGGCCTGCCTGGTCGTCTTCCATCAGGGTCACAGCGACGATCAGCCAGTTGACATCCAGCCCCTGGATCTCGTCCTTGATGGGGCACATCCGATTGATACGCCAGAGCTGGCCCTGGTCGCCTTCCATACCCTGGGTGCGCCAGCCAGCGACGGTTATCTCGGTCTGGGTACCTTCGCCAATGCTGCGCTGTTTTTGCCACTGGCCGCGCTTGCTGGCACCGGCCACGGTGGTGACATCTTCGGCGATGATGATGCGGGGGCGATAGCGCGTGGTAGTGGTCGGGGTGTTATCCCACGTCGCGCCGCCGCCGTAGCTACTGCCCTTAACTATCCATTCTGATGCCCGATCGCGCATGCTGAAGTTGCCGCGCGCCGCCAGAATGTTCTCGCTCAGGATCAGGCTGGCGCCCATCGCCTGCTCGCTGGCTTGTGTCAGCACCAGCTGGCCTTTCTCGTTGGTCGTGAGCAGCACAGCCCGCTGCTTGGCCAAGCGGTCGAGCAGCTCAAAACAGGTCTCGCCCTGCTCGATGGCCACGCGGGGGAAGGCTGCCCCCAGATCGCACTCGACCACCACTTCGATGCCGAACGGCTTGCTGATATCACGGGCCACCTTGTCGAGGGTGACGTTTTGCCATTGACCGCTCTTGTAGATGGCCGAGCAGTCCACCAGATCGCTGGTCTTGCTGCGGCCACTGACCACCCAGCTCACCTCTTTGGCGTCATAACTTGGGGTGAAGTCGTCAACGTAGCCGGTCAACACCAGATCGTTGCCGATATGCACGGTGCAGGCGCTGCCTTCACGGATAGCCATCGCCTTGGCATCTTCCCATTTACGGGTAAGGTGCAGCTCGAAATCGCCAGCGACATCGCGCAGGTTGCGGGTAACGCGCACCTTCTGCCAGCCGCTATAGAACTGGCCATCCACGCGCAGGGTAATGGGTTCAGCCATTGGTCACCTCGTCCACCACCTGAATATTGGTGCTCGGGGTGATAAAGGCGGGATCACGCAGCTTATTTCCCATCACCAACCGATCACGGTACTCGGCATCGCCATACTGCTGCCACGCCAGCAGGGCCGATGCGGTAGTAGTGGTCAGGGAGAGCTGACGGCGGCGCGGCAGCTTGGCACCGCGTTCTCGGCTGTCGTTGAGCAGGGCAAGTCGCAGATCACGCAGGGCGCGCCAGACGTCGCTCTGCTCGGCATCTACCGCATCCATGGCCAGCTCGGCCAGCCGGTTGGCCCAGTAGTTGGCCAGCTGTTCCAGATCGTCAGCGGTTAGCAGCAGATTGCGATCAGCCCCCACCACGCCATCCATGGTGACCGGACGGCTGATCTGATTGTTGACCTGATCGCCGGTCAGCGATTGTCCGATGGTCACCTGACCGCTCTGGTCAGGGGTAAAGTCGCGGGTGGTACCGAGATCCGCGCTGGCAATGGCACTGGCGGCGGCCGTCGCGGTGGCACGGTCAATCAGCGCGGTGAAGGCCTTGCCGTTATCGAGAGCGGCATTCAGCTCGGTCGGGGTGTCGATGGTCGGTACCGACGAGGCAACGCCGGTGGTTACGTCGCTGTTGATGCTGGTCGGCAAGCCGCCGGTGATGGCCAGCTCGGCGCGCATCCCTTCCCAACGGCGGCTTACCTGGTCATAGACAGAGAGCGCTCGGATGGGGTCAGTCACCACGCCTTTGACATCCTCCACGATGCCGGTCACCTCGCGGGCCAGTTCGCCCGGGTAGGCCAGCAGCGCCCCGACACTATCCTTGGTGCGCATGAGGCGATCGGTCCACTCACGGAACTGGTCAGGCAGGGATGGCAGGCCACGGGTCAACTCGTCAAGATCGTCGAGGAAGGTATCGACCATCACGCCCATGTTGTCGATGCCGGTGATGAAGGAATCGAGGAATGATTGCTCGCTGGCACCCTGCGCCAAGGCGGCGGCATTGCCCAGGGTGGCGGCGGTATCGATAGCGGCCGAGGGGAACAGGTTCTTGCCCGCCTCCCAGACCGTGAAGGTCACATAGGCGACATCGGTCTCTTCGTTATCAAGGCGGTGGCTGACCTCACCGACCTGCACGGTGCGCACACCCCACCATGGGTGGATCATCTCGCCTGTGCCGGGTTGGTTCAGGGCATTTAGCAGGGCACGCAGCTGGGCGATATAGTCCTTTCCAACCAGCTTGCCGGTGATCTGCTCGTTGGTGATCGCCGCGCCGTTATCTTCGGTCCAGCCGCTTTCGCGCTTGGGGTATTCGCGTGGGATGGCACGGCGACCGCCTTTGCCTTCCACGGTATTCAACAGGAATTCAACGCCCCGGATCGAGGCTGTCAAACGCTCTTCAAAGCTCATTCAAACCCTCCTTAAGGCATCAATGAAGGGCCGTTATCAACGCGCACCTGCAGCCCGGGAGCCGCATCGCGGGCGCGAACGGTGATGCGGTCATCGCTGACCTTGATATCTAGCGAAGCCGCCAAATTGTCAGGTCGAGGCATGGGCTGAACATCACGGGTGAAAAAGGCCTTCATCTCGTCAAATACGTCGAGTAGGCCAGGAGCAGCCAGACCGGATGGAGTAGGGATTCCAAACAGCCCTGTATTTTTATCCACATCCTTGGCTCTATCTGCGGCCCGGCTGATAGAGATGGGGCTGAACTCAGGCACCAAGGTAGTGGCATATGTGATGGTGGCCAATTCCGCCAACCCAGATATACCAAAGCGTGATTTTGGCGAGGATGGTGTGGGGGATTGTTTGGGGCCTCCCTTGCCCGGTTCGCCACCTGGAAGATCAGCACCGCCTCCCATCCCCCCCATACCACCGCCTGGCATGTTGACCACATAGACGGGGGTCGCGCCGAGATCGGCCATGGCACCACCCATGCCACCGGCACCGCCCTTGCTGGGCTTGGCTGCATCCCAGACGCCCTTGGTCCAGCGCACCGCATCCACTCCCTTCTTGACGGCCACCAGACCACCGACTACCAGGGCGATGTTCTTGCCAGTCTCCAGCCAGTTCTGCACGGCATCCGGTTCCAGGCTGTTGATGGCATTCGCCAGCTCGGCCACGGGGCCAGCCAACTGCTGGTTGGCGAACTGATTCCAGCTGTTGCTGACCAATTGCAGGCTGGCGGCAAAGTCATTGGCCGCCACAGCTGCATCGTTGAGGGTGGTGGTGCCGTCGCCAGACAGTTTCAGAAACTCGTCGAACGCCTTGACGTCGCCGGTCTGGACGAACTCAGCGATAACCGGTTTCAGTGCCCGCTTGGCTTCGTCGGTAAGGTTGAGCATGGAGAGCTTGCTGGAGAGACCGCCCGACTTGGTGACGATCTCTTCAATCAGCGCCGGCAGGGAGCGCATGACCTCTTTGCCCTGCTTGAGCTGCTCAGGGTCGAATACCTGAATACCGCCCAGCTGCTTGAGCTTCTTGACGGTATCAGGGCGGGTGATATCGCGGATGATGGATTCGAAGGCCGTCACCGCTTCGGCATCAGAGCCGACGCCCTGACGGATCACCTGCAGGGCGGCACCCAGTTCGGTGACTGCTTCGGCACCCTGGCGACCGGTGGCGGCATAGGCCGCAAATATCTTGGGACCCTCTTTGGCCATATTGCCCAGGGTAAAGGCCCCGCTCTTGCCTTGCAGGTTGAGGGTATCAATGGCCCTCATGGCCGCCTCATTGTTCTGTATGTTGAGCTTCTTGAATTCGGTGAAGATGCCACCGACCTCAAGGCCGCCAGCGCCGGTCGCCTGGATCACGGCAGCAATATTGGGCAGGTTGGCAATCGCGTATTCGAGATCACCTGTTTTGGTCAGGATCTCTTCAATGGCGGATGTTGCTTCGGCAGGGTCAATGCGAATGCCCTTTAGGTTGGAGACGCGCTGGATCTCGTCATACAGCTCTGCTGACTTCTCGCGGCTTATCTCGGCAGCGATGGCGATACGGGAGATCCGGCGGTCGAGCTGCGAGAACCCACGCACCGCTGAACCACCGACCACCGCCGCCCCCAAGGCCACATAGCGATTACCCAGGGCATCGATACCACGGCCAGCAGCAGAGGCCGACATCTTGAGCATATTCATGGCACGCTGATTATTGGCAGCGAACTGGGTCATGCTCTGT